GAAAAGGGACATGCTCTACGACTACTTAAAAGAAGTCGGGGTGGAGACTATGAAGAACAATTATCCGTTCCCCGTACCTAAACTTCCCATGGCTCAGAAATACGAAGACGAGACATTGAGACTGCCTTGCAATGAGTTACTTACGGATGAAGAAGTAGATTATGTCATTAAGATGGTTAGGAATTTTTATGAAGTATAGCGTTATCGGCAACGGCTTTATTGCTAGAAAGCACATTGAAGCCATCAACACGGTCGGCGGGGAGGTCGTCATGGTTTGCGACATTGACGAAGGCAAACGAACTCAAGACTACCCGTTCACCACGGATTATAAAGAGGCTATTGATAAGTCTGAAGCGGTCGCTATCTGTGTCCCGAACCATTTGCATGCGGAAATCGCCCTAGAGGCTGCCCGCAGGGGTAAGAAGATACTTTGCGAGAAGCCGGTTACTTTTAAGTTAGAAGAGCTTGAGTTGATGAAAGGCGTTCCGAATCTGTTTGGCGTATTCCAGCTTCGCTACCTCCCTGAGATTAACCAGATGAGGCACGAAGCCAGGAATTGCCAAGAAGCGACTCTGCGGGTGGAGATGAAGCGCTCTTCCAAATATTACGAATCTTGGAAGGGGAACCCGGAGAAATCAGGCGGGCTTCTGATTAACATTGGCACGCACTACTTCGACCTCCTGGGCCACTTATTTGGCTATAAGGGCTTTGAGTCCAAAGTCTTCCTTAATACTGAAACGGAAGCTTGTGGTCAGCTTATCTATCCAGATAAAAACATCTATTGGTCTTTTGCCCTAACTGACGAGAAGGAAAATTATGAAAGAAGCCTAACCATTGGGAAAAAGGTCTTTGACTTGGTGCAGAAGGAAAACCTTCACATCAAGGTCTATGAAAACTTTATGTGGGGACAAGGGATTACCGTCAAAGAGGAAGAAAAGATATTAAGAATGATTAAATCAATATGTTAAAGTTCTGCTCAAATTGCATTATGGACGGGTCGGCCGAAGAGATAACTTTTGATGAGAAGGGTGTCTGTAACTTTTGCCACCAAGCCCAGAAGCAGTTGGCAGAAATTAAGGCAGACCAACACTTGCTTCCCTTAATAATCGAGCAGGTTAAAAAAGACGGGGAAGGCAAGGAATATGACTGCATTATCGGACTCTCGGGCGGGGCGGATTCTTCCACAGTCCTGCATCATGCCGTCAAACTCGGACTTCGGCCTCTTTGTTTTTCCATAGACAATGGCTGGAATAACCCCTTGGCAGATGAGAATATTCATCAGATGGTTGAGACCCTTAAAGTCCCTTTTTACCGCTACACCATAGACCTTGAGAAATTCCGGGACTTACAGTCGGCCTTCATTAAGGCAGGCGTTCCTAATATCGAGATTCCGACTGACCATGTATTGGGTGCGACTCTATCAGAAATGGCGGATAAGTACGGTATTAAATGGATATTCTCAGGCGGGAACGTGGCGACCGAATCCATCATGCCTTTTTCCTGGGGATACCATGCCCGGGACTTGAGGCACATTAAGGCCATTTACAAATGGGCGACAGGCAAGCGCTTAACAGGATTGCCGGTAATGTCGCTCTTTAAATTTAATTACTATAAGTGGATTAAAAAGATTAAGACCTTTTACCTCCTTGATTTCTTAGATTACAACCGAGCCGAGAGCATCAAGATGCTCCAGAAGGAATACGGCTACCAGGACTACCACGAAAAGCACTGCGAGTCCTACTTTACCTGGTGGTTCCAGAACTTCTACTTGTTTGAGAAATTTGGGTTTGATAAACGCAAGGCTCACTATTCTTCCTTGATTAACTCAGGGCAGATGACCCGCAAAGAGGCGGTGGATTTGGTGGCAGATAAGCCAGTGTTCCCGATATTGGGTTTGGAGAAAAGGGCTATGAGTTACCCGAAAAGGTCTCACTTTGATTTCCCGACCAATATGAAGCTTTACGAATTAATCGGTTCGATAGTTAGGACGATTCGAAAATGGAAGTAATAAAAACATACAGCGATTTTTACACCACGCCCGGCAAGGCTTTCCAAGAGATTGATTCCAAATGGGAATCTTATCCAGGACTGGTGGTCTACGGTTCCCATAACCCGACTGATGTGGATTTGAAGATGGACAGAATCCGCGATGCCCGGGAAAACGGCATACCTTTTCTAGGGATTTGTATGGGCATGCAACTGGCGATGATTGAATATGCCCAGAATGTCTTGCAACTTGATGTTACCTCCCAAGAGATTAACCCGACCCAAAAGAATCCCTTATTTGTCCAGATGAACCAGAAAAGAACCGGCGCTTTCCCAGTAAACGGCAAGCTCGAGACCCACTGGCATCAGTACATGTTCAACAATAAATATGAAGAGATATTTTCAAAGGAATGGAAGCTTTATTACGAAGGCAATATCTTGGAGATGGCAATTTTACACGGCCATCCCTTCTTCTTGGGAGTCCAATATCATCCGGAATATCAAAGTATGAAAGGCAATCCTCATCCATTATTAAAACAATTTATACAGGTATGCAAAACTGGCAGTGCCGGTGGTCTCCGACTCTAGGAAGTCTCGAGGATACCCACCAAAACGTCTGGGGAACAGACGATTATACGGATAATGAGCGACCAACAGTCTTTTTTGGGCTTTATGGGTTGCCTGACTTCTACGCTCTTTGGCGACATAAAGGTGAGAAGCACATCCTCTGGGCAGGAACTGATATAACCCATTTCAGGAACGGTTACTGGTTAGATGAAAACGGGGAGATAAGAGTGTCTCCTTATGAACTTGCTCACTGGATAAGAGTTAATTGTACATCTTGGGTTGAAAACGATATTGAGGCCCAAAAATTACAAGAACTGGGAATATTATCCAAGGTTTGTCCTTCATTTTTAGGGGACGTGAATCAGTTTGAAGTGTCGTTTAAACCAGGTAATAAAGTTTATACCTCAGTCAGTGGAGATAATTTCAGGCTCTATGGGTGGGATAAGATATCTGAATTGGCTAGACAGAATCCAGATATTGAATTTCATTTATACGGTAATAGTAAGTCATCGTGGATAGGAACAAGTAATACTATTGTTCATGGCCGTGTACCCAAAGAGCAGATGAATACTGAGATTAAAGAGATGCAGGGAGCCTTGAGGCTTACAGAATTTGATGGCTTCTCAGAGATATTGGCAAAAAGTATTTTGATGGGTCAGTACCCAGTTTCGTTAATCAAATACCCTTACATGCTTTCTTTAGAAGAACTTGGAACCATTACTGAGAAAAAAGAACCAAATATCGAAGGACGAAACCATTACTTAAAAACAATTAATCAATTTCCATGGACAAAAAAGTAGTTCATTTTATGTATGTCCCCTGGACGGGACTGGGGCTATACGGAGGATTTCGGGGCAACAGGTGGCTCAAGAATCGTATCAAGGTCTTTAAGCAGTTCGTCTTGCCAAGCTTACTGGCTCAGACTAACCAGAATTTTACAGTGTGGTTTTCTTGGCGGCCTGAGGAAAAAAACAATCCGATAGTCAAAGAATTTATTAAGGAGATGTCTCAGGTATTAAGGCTGGTTAATACTTGGCACGGTGTGTGCTTCTGGGATGATAAGTATCCAGACCCGATTGCTAAAGGAAGATTAATGGCCGCACTTCATGGTTCCATGGGAGAGTTGTTTGATACAGTCGGTGAAGCAGAATCGGTTTTAATGACAATCCAGCCTTCAGATGATTGCTACCACAAGGATTTTGTAAAGAATGTTCAGGAGATGTTTGCCAAACTTCCAGTTCAAGCTATCGGATTCAAAAGGGGCTACATGATTAACTACCAGACCCTAGAGACTGCGGAGTATAACCCCAAAACCAACCCGCCATTCTTTACCATCAAATTTCCGAGAGAGACTTTTGTTAATCCCTATAAGCACCTTGAATACACCGGTCCTTATAAATCCCATGAATATGTTCCAGACCACTTATCTTATGGAACTATTGAAGCTCGGGGGTTTCTAGTAGGCACGCATGGGGAAAACATTTCAACCGTCTTTAACCATCCGTACAAGGGTCAAAGAGTTGAAGGAATCTTAGAAGATTTTGGATTGGAAAGTGTTGAGCCTTTAAAAATCAGACTATCAGTTAGAAGATATATTCTCAGGATGCTGCCCCACCGCATCCAAAGGAAATTAAGATATTACTTGGGAGAAAGGTTTTGGCAAAAGATATATGAATTTCTCCGCTCCTAAATTATTCCGAGGTACCAAAAACCACATTAACTGGTGGGCTAACCGGAAGATAGACTGGAAGACCTCTTACCTAGATACTTGGAACCATCCCCACCGGGGAATGATTACCCAAATCTTGAGAAGAATAGACTGGTTCTCACTCTTTGAAATAGGCTGTGGTTCAGGTCCGAATTTAGTCAGGATTGCCAAGGAGTTTCCCAGACGGCAGCTTGGTGGGATAGACGTAAATCCTGAGGCAATCGAGATGGCCGGACAATACTTACAAGGCGGGCATTTCAAAGTCGGCAGCGCAGATGACATTATGATGTCTGACAAATCAACTGACGTGGTGTTATCTGACATGTGCCTCATTTACGTTTCACCCCGAGACATAGACCGGCACATTAAAGAGATTAAGAGACTGGCGAGGGCTTATGTGGTCTTGTGTGAGTTTCACTCCGAATCGCTCTGGAACAGATTGAAGCTCAAGTTTAATTCCGGTTACAACGCCTATAACTACAAGAAACTACTTAAAAAACATGGCTTCTATGACACGGCAACGGTAAAGATACCTGAAAGCGCTTGGCCCGGGGGAGACCCGCAAAAAACATTCGGTTATTTAATAATTAGTAAGGTACCAAAAAGATGATTACAAAATGGTCTCAAAAGAGACACTTCAAACAAAAGATAAGGGGGATTCAAAAAGCAATCTGGAGCCTGGAATTCGATAGGTTCAAGACTGCCGAAATTAGGGAAGAGGTTCGGAAGCAATACGATAACGTCCAAGCCAAGCTTTCTATCTTAAAGGCGCAGTTAGAATCAGATAGTGATAAGCCTTCGATGGAAAAAAAACAAAGAGAAGAGACAGAAATGGCGGTTAAAAGACTAGAAGAAGATTCCAAGCGCCACCAAGCCCAGATGGATGAACTAGACACTAGGATTCACGGGGCAGAACCAACCGAAGAAAACCCAGAAGGCGTTAAAGGCATCAACCAAGACCTAGAATCCTTCAGGGAATTACAGACAATGCTCAGCGATTACATTAAAATTATATAGAGATGAAAAAGCATACACATTGGTATTTTGAATTAAATCCTTCAAATTATTCTCGTATAACAACAAACTACGATTTGATTCATGAAAGTTATAAGATGGCTGTGCTTAGAATGGCAATGCTTATAAAAGCCATAGGATTTGTAGAAAAGGATGATGTCCTCTTTAAAGGCTGTAGGGATTGTATGGGAAATTGTATATCAATTAATACTTAGGAGGACTATGGTTACCGGCGCAGAGACCAAGATGTACAGACCCGAGACTTCCAATATCGCTCAGACGGCGGTGATTGGCACTTACTGCACAATCCATTCCCACGTCTGGATAGGCGAGAAGGTTAGAATTGGCGATGACTGCAAGATTCAAGCTTTTGCTTTCATTCCAACTGGGGTCACAATCGGCAACAAAGTCTTCATTGGGCCTCATGTCTGTTTCACTAACGATAAGAACCCACCATCGGGAGGCAAGAATTGGGCAAACACACTCGTCAAAGACCGAGCAGTAATTGGCGCAAACAGTACAATATTACCCGGCATTACCATCGGCGAAGGAGCGGTAATTGGTGCCGGTTCAGTCGTCACAAAAGACGTACCTGATGGTGAAACTTGGTACGGTAACCCAGCAAGAAAGGCTAGGGTGGAGCCTTAATCCACCCAATTCTTTATGACAATAAAAGAAATATTTAATAGAGATGAGGTTATTGAACTTGTAAATCGAGCATTTTGGGATGGTGTTGGAGAGGGTGAACACGACTATGCAGGCGAAATGTGGGATGCTGAGTCTTTTATAGATAAATACATGGAATTAAATAAGAAATAACTATGACAGATAGTCAAGAAATAAACGAACAAAACGTAGAGAAAACGTATACAGACCCAGTAACAGGTAAGTTTGTAAAGGGTAATCCTGGAGGCGGTAGGCCCCAGGGTTCAGTTTCACTTATCCAACTAATGAAAAATAAATTGGCGCAAATGGGACCTGATGGCAAAAGAGCAATGGCAGAGCATTTGATAGATAACATCCTCCAAGATGCCCTAGATTATGACGGCCAGTCCCGCAAACACGTCCTTAACTATTTAGAAGGTATGCCCAAGGAAACTAAGGAACATGAAATAAAATTCCCCGTACCATTTGATGACATACAAGAAAACAACAGCCTACAAGAGAATAAAACAACTGAAGAGTAGAATTAGAGCCGTTCAAGGCGGCACTTCAGCTTCCAAGACAGTCTCAATTATCATGTGGCTGATAGTTCTAGCCCAGCATGATAAGACCCCGACTTTGACTTCAATTGTCTCGGAATCATTTCCTCACTTAAAAAGGGGCGTGATTCGGGACTTTTTAATGATACTTGAAGCCCATAACGGCTTTGAGCCAAGTGCTTGGAATAAGACTGATTACACTTATACCTTCTCTAACGGTTCAAAGATTGAATTTTTCAGTGTAGACCAACCAGGCAAAGTCAGAGGCCCGAGACGTGATAGGTTATTTATCAATGAAGCCAACAATATCCCTTATGAGGCTTTTGACCAGCTTGAGGTCCGTACTAAAGAATTTATATTTTTGGACTGGAACCCGACTAATGAGTTTTGGTTTTATGAAGAAGTCTTAAACAAGCGACAAGACCTAGACCATATCACTCTAACCTACAAAGACAACGAAGCCTTAGATAAGGCGATTGTTGATTCCATTGAGACTCGCAGAGATAGGAAGTCTTGGTGGAAAGTCTATGGCGAAGGGCAACTGGGTGAAGTCGAAGGCAAGATTTATCGGGATTGGCAGATAATAGACGAGATTTCCCATTATGCCCGTTTAGAGAGAATCGGCTTAGATTTTGGTTATTCCAATGACCCGTCTGCCATCGTGGCTGTTTATTACTATGACGGGGGATATATTTGGGACGAGATTGCTTATCAAAAAGGGCTTTCAAACAAGCAAATCGCCGACATTATCCTAAACCAGGAGACTAAAGCTTTAGTGGTTGCAGATAGTGCCGAACCAAAGTCTATAGATGAAATCAAGAGCTATGGCGTAAATATCGTGGCCGCAGAAAAAGGGAAAGATAGTGTAAATAACGGCATCCAATTAGTCCAAGACCAAAGAATCTCTGTTACTAAGCGCTCGGTAAACATCATCAAGGAATACCGTAACTACCTTTGGGAGACAGATAAGGACGGCAAAATTCTCAATGTCCCAGAACATACCTGGTCTCATTCTATGGATGCTGGCCGGTATGCGATGGCTTCAATTATCAAGAAACCAAATATTATTACTCCTCCACCTACACCGCCGGTTGCGTCTTATTACGCCGACCGGGATGTGCCTTTTTAAAATATGTCAGGCAAAATAGAAATAAACATCGAAAATATAAGTCCCGAAGAAACAGTTAAGTACCAGGAGATATTTACGGTGTTAGCCGCCTCAGGAGCTTTGAAGATAAAGAACGTGGGCATTATTTTGCATATGGACAGGAATGGAGTCTTTCAAGGAATAGAGATTCAGAATTATTGGCCGTGGAGACGCATCAAAGAAGAAGAAAAGAAATTGACTACCAAGTAATATAAGGTGTATAATGTAGTAAATAGACTCACACTCACACCAAGAGCGGGTCGCAGAAATGCGGCTCGTTTTATTTTAATGCCATATAACACAACGACAAACAGTTGGACTCTCACTCCAGAGATGGAGCGTCTTAAAATTGAGCGGGAAGCAGCCGTTAAGCTCCAGGAACGCAAACACGAGGACTGGAACGACAACTACGAACTCTATCGAAACAAGGTAAAGACCAACCGCCTAACACAGCGACAAGCCGTCAACATCCCCTTGATGAAGGAGACTTTGAAGACCAACCTCTCCAAGATTGACGAGAAGCCCGAGGTAGATTGGAAGGAACGGGGCGGAGACGAACAAAAAGAACTCTTTTACCAGGAGATGTGGGAAGAGATGGGACGCAGGAACAAGATTGAGCTGATTGACATGCTTGATAAGAAGAATGTCCTGCTTTACGGGGCATCTACGACCAAGCTTATCCCAAGTGAAAAAGGCGTGGATTTTGCTGTTTTAGACATTTATGACATCGCCATTGACCCGACCTATAACGCTTGGGACTTGGAATCAGCCCGTTACATCATCCACCAGAACATCTTCAGGCCAGTGCGAGAGATACTAGCAGATGAAAGATACACCAAAGAAGGCCGTGAAGAGCTTAAAGTTTGGGTGGATTCTCCTCCAGGCATTACCCAGTCAGAGGTCAACAAGGAAGAATTTGAAAAGAAAATGGAGCGCTTGAAGTCCATGGGTATAGACCATGGCGATTTTGCTTATTTTGCCGGCGGCGACCGACTGATAAATATCACTGAACACTACACTAAAGTCTGGAACCCAAAGAAAAAGGAATTTGAAAAGAGGGTGGTTGTTTATGCTGAGAACTGCATTGAACTCTTAAATGAGACTTTAGAAGAGCTTATCGGTGTTGATTTTTGGCCGTTTGTCAGATGGTGTGAAGACCCAGAGACCAACGATGTTTATCCTGATTCCGTGGCTGATTTGGTTAGAACCCCGAATAAAGTCCTAAATGTCTGGTTCTCGCAAGATATTGAGAACAGGACCCTCAAGAATTTTAATATGCACTGGTATTTGCCGAACCAGAACTACACTCCCCAGACTTATACTCCGGGACCGGGGGTAATGCTTCCTGCTCCTCCAGGAGATGATATTTCTAAAGTTTTAAAACAGGTTGAAGTCGGTGATTTAACCCAGAATTGGGACGCTATCAATCAATTGATTCAAATAGTGGAAAGAGGCTCTGGTGCCACCGCCATAGATAAAGGCGTTGGTGAACAAGGCGCACAGACTTTGGGTGAAGTTGAGATATTGGTTGGCAAAACTAATGAAAGAGCCACGGCTATGGCTAAGTTTTATCGCATGGCCTGGTATGAAAAGGCTTGGAAATGGGATAAATTGATGCACGCTAACGCTCCTAAGAAGATGACTTTATGTAAAGTCGGAAAGTCCGGCAAGATTTATGAGAAAAATGTCTTTAAGGTTGATTGGGTATCTGAATCTGGCTATGAGCCAATGGTTAAATCCTCTTCAGAACAGGAGAATGAGTCAATCAAGAGTATTCAGAAGTTCATGTTTATCTTGGGCCAGTTCCCGAATAACTTGGCTCTTCGTAAGATTGCCCAAAAGAGAATGCTTGAAAGCGTAGACCTTTCCTCTGAAGAACTGAAGGAAGTAGAAGAGGGCGAGAAGCAGATGCAAATGCTTGCTGAGATGCAACAGAACCCCATTCAAGAGCCTCAGGTAGACCCTAATTTACTTATGCAGGTGCAAAACACCATGAACCAGATATGACCCCGGATATAGCTTTAAAAACGGCCAAAGCAGCCTTAGATAAAGCCTTAGAGCAAAAGCAGTTAAGCCGAGAGATGATACAGGCCATCGGCCCAGCTATTATTCAGGCTTTGACTCCAATGCTTTCTGAGATTGCTACTAACTCTCGTATCTCAAGACAGGAGATAGTTTCGGCCATTTCCGGCATTCAGATAAATGTCCCCAAAGTTGATGTCCCTCAAGCAGAAGTCAGGGTTGAAATCCCGCCAATTAAAGTCCCACAGCCGATAGTAAACGTAACTATCCCGGATATTAAGGTTCCGGAAGCTAAAGTCACTATCCCAAAAATTACTGTTCCTAAACCGGAAGTGACTGTCAAGATTCCGGAGATAAAGATTCCGAAGTTTGATATTCCTGAAGCGGTTGTCCATGTTACTTTCCCAGAGACTATGAGGGCGATAATTGTTGATACTAACAATAAGCCGGTTAATTTAAATTCAGGTTCACAAGCGATTGTGGCTGGCGGTGGCGGGGGAGCAAGGCAAGTGTCTATGAAGCCTTACGGTACAGAATCAGCCCCAGTCTCAGTTTCAACCGCAGGTAATAACACGATTGTGGCGGCTGTATCCGGGATGAGGATTTGTGTGTTTGGCTGGATGCTACAAGGACAGGGGACAACTTCTCCTAAGTGGACTGATGGGGTCAAGGATTTAACTGGCGCTTATTCATTTCAAGCCCGTGAAGGTGCCACTTCACCAACTACTACCCCTCCGACTTTCCTTTTTGCGACAGGTGTTGGGAAGCCTTTGATACTTAATTTATCAGATGCCCAAAGCGTTACCGGCTTTGTCTCTTACTTCTTATTACCCTAATGCACGCTTCTTTAATCAATAACCAACACATCATCAAGGGCGGGGGCGGACAACCTCCGGCTACTGGTGTGATTCGCTGGATGATGCACTTTACCGGCCCGGCGATAACCATAATTTTAATGTTAAATGGCGGACTATAATTTACCATTTGAAGACCCAACGACCACCAATCGCAGGCTCGATACCGAGACTTTTACTGGTTACGATGGCCAATCTGTACATCGAGAGCGGATACTCATTACCGGTGCTAATTCCACAGCTTCGGCTGAATTAACATCTTCAGACCCTTCAGCGAGCGCCTACGGGATAGTTGTTCGTGACCCAAAGCTTTTAAATACACTCGATGTTAAACAGGTATCTGGCGCTAATTGGTCTGTATCCGTAAGTGATATATTCGCTTCCGCTGGAGCTGATGTCATTAACCCCGATGGCCGCTTGAAAGTGGAGCTTCCCTCTGGTGCTTCTGGTTTAACTGATACAGAACTCAGAGCTGCCCACTTAGATGTTTTACAACTTTCCGGCTCAATTGATTCTGTTTATGCCACTGGTGCGGCTGCTTCGTTTTTTGCTGAACTTTTAAATGCTGATAATCGGGTTAAAACAGAGTCGGTTGGTACTCAGACTGTTACTGCCACTGATTTAGATATTCGGGACTTAGCCAATGCCACCGATAGTGTTTCGGTTTATCAGGTCTCTGGTGCCAACTGGTCAGTGTCCGTTACCAATACAGTGACTGTCAGTGATGGCGGCAGTTCGATTTCTGTGGACGATAATGGTTCAACCCTTTCTGTTGATGACGGTGGTTCTTCTTTGACCATAGATGGCACCGTGACAGTTTCTTCAATTACGGCGACAACCGCCGCCAATATCGTAGACTCTACAGGGGTGGCTTATTCTGGTTCTAATCCAGTGCCGATTTCTGATGCTGGCGGAAACATTTCAATAGATGACGGCGGCAATAGTATCACGGTTGATGGCACAGTTTTGGTTTCTGATATTACCGCTTCAGTCAAAGCGTCTTTAATAGATTCATCTGGTGTCCAATATTCAGGCTCTAACCCTGTTCCAGTAACTGTCGCTGGGGCAACTTCAACAGTAGTGGTAATTGGTCCAATAGCTTCAGATGTGGCCGCCAACGGCGATGCCCCGCTTAAAATGGGCGGCATTGGCAGGACGGCCAATCCCACGGCTGTTGCTGGCGGGGATATGGTCTCAGCTACTTTTGACGATTTAGGTCGGCAATTAGTCAGACCCGTTCAGGTTCGGGACTTAATTGCCACCGCTTATGTTTCTCTCACTACCGGCACAGAAACAACCCTTTTGGCAGCTTCAGCCGGTGTTTTTCACGATTGTATTTCAATAATGTGCGCCAACCAATCTAATGTAGCGGCTTTGGTAGATATTCGTTCTGTTACAGCCGGTAATGTTGTCGCTTCGATTGTTGTCCCTGCAGGTTCAACGGCTGGTGTTACTTTTGCCGTGCCTTATCCTCAAGATGCCACTGGTAACAACTGGACGGCTGATTTGGAAGACATTACCGGCACAACTGTTGATATAACAGCTTTATTCACTAAAGAAGTCTAATGCCCGATTTAACCCATCGAGTATCATACGAGACTTTAAAATTCGACACGCTCGATGGCGATTTGGATGCTTTGCAGTATGCCGAGGATGACGAGAAATACTACCTCCGACTTCACCCTAAGAATAACTACCAATTCTCAGTTTTCTACAAGGAAGAACAAGAGGACGGTACACCTGCCTTTGACGTTACCCGATTACTCGGCCTTGTTAAGGTAGACATCCTGCCTGAAAAGGCTTATTACAGCGAATTCTTTACACCCCAAGGACGGATTTATCGAGAACAAATCACCGCCCAAGATTACCAGCAATACAGCCATGACTTTTGGCGGCCAAAAACGGTCACTGATTTAGAACTGGAATTAATTACTGCTGACGATGCGTTATGGGAGGAAGTTAAGTAATGGCAGTTGAATATAACTCAACAGACGGCGTTTCTAATTCAGGGGTTGTAAACTCGGCTTCATCTGTTTCCTTTAACCACACTATTTCAGGGACAGACGTGATGCTTGCCGTCGGTGTGGCTTCTGATGACAACACCGCCGCTGACAGAACCGTGACCGTTGCTTCCTCTAATTGGAACGGGAGCGAGACTTTTTCAAGCGTTAATGCCGTAGACAGCTCTTTCGGTGGACGAGCTACAGGGTTATACCGTGCTGCCCCGACTTCAGGGACACACGCAGTTTTGATTACGATGGGCGGGACTTGTGATTTGATTTATGCCTGGGCTTTGACCCTAACGGGCGTAGACCAATCTAGTCCGCTTGATGCCAATGCCACAGCCACAGGTTCAGGCGCAGACCCCAGAGTAAGCATTTCCATAACCACCAATACTGCCAATTCCCTGATATTGGACTTTACCCAAGGCCAGCATACCGCAGGCGATACGGTTTGGAATGTCGGGGCAGGGCAAACGTCTTTAGTCAGGGTTGTTAATGACGGTTCAGTATCTGACAACGGGGCGTATTGTTCTTATGAACCAACCACCACTACAGGCTCTTACACAATTACCTGGACTGGCGGTTCTTCCCGTGTTGCTTCAGGGGTAGCGGGTGCATTTAAACCATCCTCAACTACAGGCATGGAGGTGGCAGTCGGCAACTTGCTGATTAATACTGGCGTTGTTGGCACGACTTATTCGGTCACAGGCTTGTTTTTCCAGCCGAAAGCCTTACTGCTTTTTTGGAATTCTAACAACTCCTCAACCGACAACATCACTGAAGCAAGTCTTAATGACGGTTACGGGATAGTGGCTTCCACTACCCAGCGTTATTGCGCTTTTACCGCTTCAGAGCAAGGACAGGCAACTTCTGATGCTAACTGTATGGTCAGGAATGATGCTTGTGTTGGTACTTTCACTTCTTCGGGGACGATTAGCGTTGATGGATTAGCTGATTTCCAGTCGTTTAACGCCGATGGCTTTACTCTAGTTGTAGACGATGCTTTTGCAACTGCTGTCAGGGTTCACTATATCGCCATTGGCGGCCCTGATGTTACCAATGTCTTTGCAGGGGACTTTTCTGAACCTGCGGCGACAGGAAACTTCCAAGAGACAGGTGTCGGTTTTCAACCAGATGTTACTTTCTTCCTTTCTGCTCATTCCCAAAGCGCAGTCATCAATGCCACTTTTGGCTCTTCTGGTTCAGAGGTAGGTTTGTGTCTAGGTGCAGCCGTTTCTTCTTCTGAACAGTGTGTCCTGGCAGGCAGGCAAAGAGGCGTAACCGCTAACGCTGCTTCTTGGTCTTACATCAACGATGCTGAATGTTTAGCCCGTTTAACCAATTCTGCTGTTGAAGCCAGATTTTCTTTTGTCTCCCACGATGCTGACGGCTTTACCTTAAATGCAGTAGAACGTAACGTCACTACCGCTGACTATCCTTATCTTTGTATCAAAGGCGGACAGTGGCATGTCGGCAATATTTCAACCCGAACAGACACGACCAATGAAAGTGAGACAGGTGTCGGTTTTCAGCCTAAAGGACTATTAATGCTTTCGGCTAACCGTGCAGAAAGTACGATAGACACCAGTACCACAGTTTATGAACGCTCTATTGGAGCAGTGACTTCAGCTTCTTCTCGCTGGGCCTTAGGCTCAAGGATGAAAACAGGCGTGACTACAGACTGCGCAGGTGCGGTTGAGTATGACGAAATGTACATCAACATCGACAACTCGGCCACGATGGCAGTCGAAGGTTTGATGGATATAGTCTCTATTGATTCTGACGGCTTTACCTTCGTGATGGATGACGCTGACCCTTCGGCTTCATTTGTGCCTTATGTGGCAATGGGTAGTGCGGCGGCGGCAGCATCGGCACCTAGTATAGATTTTGCCGGTACCTGGAATCCGCAATTACTTTCCTTAGGTGTTGGATAATATGTTATAATACAAGTAATTAAATAGCTCACACTCACACAAAGAGCGAGCAAGACACTACGTCTTGGCTCGCTATTTTTTATGCACAAATTACTCTACAAGTGGCTCAACCAAAAAGGCTTTAAAGGACCGGAAGAACTGGACAAAACGCCGATGCCTGACGGCTCGCCCAACGAATTCCAGATTTTTGAGAATTACAGGGAGATATTGAGCAAAGAAGAACTGACGATTGATGATTTTAGGCAGTTTATGCAGGGTCAGGTCTCAGTAATCGAGGGTAAGTGGTCAGACTTGAACATTGAGCAGAGTAAAAAGGCAGAACTAATCCCTTACCACACCGTTTATAAAATCCTCCTGCAGGCTTTGGATGCGCCAAAGACTCAGAAGGAAATATTAGAAAGACAATTAATACAATTAACCAAATAGTATGGCTAAAAAAAAAGACGCAGCCGAAGCAGTTATTGAAAAAGCGCCGCTTCGCCCGGTTGATGAAACGTCTAAGGAAGAACTTCTCTTCCTTTTATCGGAACTTCATCGCTTAAATATTCGTTCAATCTCTGACCTAGAGAACCTAGTCGCCAGAGCATAAATTAACTTGACCCTGACAAGTCGTTAAACTGTGACAAATTATATGGATAATTCCAATTTGGTCGTTAATCCGCCGTCTGACCAACAGGCCGGGAGTGAACCCGTACAAACCCAAGAGCAGACACCTACATCTTCAGGAGAGGTTGTAGCAACTGCGACTCAGCCCGGTGATAAAACCGACTCAGCCCTTTTACTCGAATCCCTGCAAGAGGAGAGGCGAAAGAGGCGAGAGCTTGAGGAACAATTATTAAAAGTAACATCTCCTGCTCCTTCTGAAGAAGAAATCTACTCAGACGAAGGCAAGGTCTTAAAGGGACAAATTTCAACCCTGGAGGCGAAACTCGCCCAACTAGAGGATGAAAAAGAACTCTCTAAGGTCTACAGCGTCTTTCCGGACGTTAAGGATATGGCGAGCGAGTTCGAAGAATTTCGCAAAGACTATCCGAGACATAAGCTGGAAAATGTCGCTAAGCTCTTTCGTGTTGAAAAAGGTTTGGCCGAACCAGTCCGCAAAGGTCTGGAGAAGCCCACTGGCGGTCCGAAAGCCGCCCCTTCAAACGGCACGCTCACGGCTGATGAAGCCGCCACTCTAAGAAGCACAAACTTCAAAGAGTACCAGCGTCGCCTGATGAATGGCGAAATCAAGATTGCCTAAAAAGTCGCAGAAGGGCAATACATTAGAAAGTAAAAAATAAATGTTATTAACAAATTTTGGAGAGCAGTTTGCCTCCAAAGTACTGGAAAAGACATATCAATCGGCCGTCTACAACGGAATTGTAAACCGTGATTATGAAGGCGAGATTAAAAAGCCGGGTGATAGAGTAAACATCCTTTCCTTCCTAAACAGCATCTTGCTGTCTGACTATCAGGTCGGCTCCGACATGTCCTCTGAGACGATTGTCGATGCAGAAGACCAGTTGGTCGTGGAAAAAAGGAAGTATTACAACTTCTCACTCGACCGCTTGGAAGACTTGTTCACCTATGGTGGCGATATTCCTTCTCACCTCATCAATGATGCCTCTGAAGTGTTAGCCCGAACCCAAGACGCTTATGTTTTGGATAAATTCGGAACTGACACCAAAGCCGGCAACTGGATTGGTACTAACTTGGTTGTTGTCGGTTCAGGTCAGACCATGGCCTCCATCGTCACTTCAACCACTGGTGGTACTGTCACAATCAACGGTAACTTCGATAACGCCACAAACTTTGGCGCTGTTGAAAACCCAATTGATGGAACTGTTGCTTGGGGTGGTTTCGAAACTTCTGACCTTTACAAAGGCTTCAGACTTCGCTCCACCGCTGCTTTTGTCTCACCTTGGTACCGCATCTCAGGAATCACTTCCTCGGTTGTCGCTACTTTGACTGAATGGGATGAAGCAACCTCCGGTTCAGACTTCGAAGAAGGTTTTACCCTAAGAGGTTTGTTCGGTGGCGATGGCAAGTCTTTCCCCAAGTATGGTGATGGTAATGCTTCATTGCTAACCATGTCCGGACTTGGCTGGGAAATTCAGGCCGCGATTGCCACTTCCGTGTCTTCTACCAGTATTTACGACCAGGTTACCTTGCTTGCTGAAGCTTTGGACCGTGAAGAAGTTCCGCCATCTGACCGTCACTTGACCGTCATTCCGGAAATCGTCACCCAACTCCGACAGTCTTCAGAAATGCAGCCGACTGGTATCGCAGAAATCTACACCGGCACCGTCATTAACGGACGTGTGATGAGAGTAGGTGCCTTCGATGTCCACTCTGCCGCAGGTGCAAGAGTTTCCTCTCGTGCTGGTCATTCAACCGCCACCGGTCAAGGTGCAGACGCATCTTTGACTGCCGGTTCGACTGGTTATCTTTTGGCCGCCAACCACAAAGGCATGATTACCTTTGCGGACAAGTGGTCAGAATCCAGAGTCGTTGATGCCGAAAACCAGTTTGCCAAAAAGTACCAAGGCTTGATGCTCTTCGGAGCGAAAGTCCCACGTGCCAGACGCAAATTCGGAGCTGTGCTCTTCGGTTCTTTCTAACTTTATAGTTCGTCTGTGGGGCAGTAAGCTTGCGCAAACTGTCTCACAACGCAAGCAGGTGAACTAAGGAACGCAAGGTATGCTCAAAAAACTATTCTACAAGCTCATTAAAAAAACGCCTCTTGATTTCGAGATGGTTAAGTATTGGAAAACCCAAGAACAAGTGGCCGCCAAAATCACCAAGGCTAAAGACGGCTCAACCATTATGAAACTAGAAGGCGAAAAATACCCCTTGGCTGTTTACCCTCGGGGTTATCTTTTGTTCGGACCGCTCTCCAAGCTCAAGCATGAGATAAAAAACCAAATATTTAATGAGAGTTGGCAGATGCTTGAAAAAGGAGTTTCCAATGAAGAGATAATCTCCCATATCAAGTCCCGTTTATTTGGTGAAATCGCATCCTTGGCTCGTCTTTCCAAATACGACATGCTCGCTCCCTCGGCCATGACTCCCTCAGTGCGGGAGATACACAGGGCTTGGACTAAAGTTTCGCCCCAGACTGCGGTGTTAAGAGACTATCTGTGCTTTATCCTTCAGGAAGACGACAGTTATCGAAACCGGGTGCAGTGGCTGGTTGAATACTTTAATCCAAACAAGTGGTACATGAGGCTCTTTGACCCTGTGAAACTATTTGAAAAAGCTTTAATGATGCTCGAACACGCTGAAGTCATCTCTGACATGAAGGAAAGAATCAAGCTGTTGCGCACCATTCTCTTACTGGCTCTTTCAGATGAGAGTATTCGCAGGCAGTTTACTGAATTTGTCAGGGAAGTTGACTGGGAAAAGGTAAAGCTTACCCGGGGTGACAAATATCATTTTAGGGCCAAATATTTCAAAGTGGACTACAAATACATTGATTACTAATGATTCCGTATCTAATTAAAACATTTCGTGGAGGATTATCTTCTGAAAGCGACAAAGGGGTGGCTGGTTCTTTTAAATTCGGAGAAAACTTGGACATCCATGATACCGATGATGTTCTCAAGTGCGCCTCATCTGTGGCAACGATTGATGAAACCCTAGTCAATCAAATCATCAACTTCTTTGTCACCGCCAAAGACGGCACAACTTACGCTTTCGGGGCCAATGGTTCAATTTACGCTATTGCCGGACAAGCTTCAGACCCAGTAGTTTCTTTTGCTTATAACGATGAGAACGGAGCAATTAAAGGAGCAGGGGAATGGGAATACGAAGACGGTAATAATTATATAAAATGGGCGACTGCTACTTCTGTGGCTCGAGTGTTGATGAATGGTTCTAAAGACCTTCCTTGGTCTGGGGTAACGGCGGATTGGAAAACCACTTTAGATAACGCTGATTGGCACACTATGAAACCGGCCGCCGGCTCCTTATTAATTGCCAATAATAACTTTTTAGCAGAAGTAGATTACTCCGGCGATTTTGACCCAGCCGCCCTAGATATTATCCCCGGAAATAACATCAAAGCCTTAGAGGAAAGAGATGATTATGTCATTTTGGGTTCAACTAAGACTGATAGGGCAGAGGAAGGACATATCTGGTCCTGGCTTACCTCAGCGCTTTCCTGGGTGCAGAAAAAGAAAATCCCGGTTAAAGGTGTAAATGCCCTAGTCCAGACTGAACTTAATTTATTGCAAGGCGGGGCAGAGGGTGAGATATTTTCCTCTGATTTCCAAAACATCACACCACTTCATAAAGCTCCAGGCGGGGGACAAGTTTCTCCCGGTGGAGTCTCGATAGATAACGATTTAGCCCTATTTGGATTCTATGGCGGGACTAATCCCGGACTCTACACCTATGGCCGCAGGATGAGGAATCGTCCTTATGCTTTTAACTTGCAGTACAAGCTTGCCAAGAGCGTGGCTGGTTCGGCTATTTCAACTATCGGCGCAGTGGCGGTGGTAAACGGCTTGGCGCTTGCTTCTTGGGGAACAACTGACGAGTCAATTTCTGATTATGGGATTGATATGGTTTCATCTACTACTCGGGCAACGGCTAAATACGAAGGACTGGAGTTTGACGGAGGCAAGCCCCATGAGAAAAAGACTGTTAGAAGCGTCCATGTCATCACTTCACCTCTGTCTTCAGGCTGTTCTTATTCAATCAAATACAAAACCAACAAGGAGTCTAATTGGCGCTATGCTGTCACGGGTTCTGGTGCAACTACCCATTCAACCGCAGACTCAGTTGATTCACATTTTACCATCGGCACAGACGCTTTGATTTATGAAGTCGGAGCCGAGCTTAACCCCTCAGGTTCTTCCACTCCGGAAATCCAAGCGATTGTTACTTATTTAGCACCCGAAACCAATGCCCACGGCTAATTTAGAAAACGAAGTCATCAAAGACGAACCAATCCCTGTAATCCAGGAAAACCAAATCCTCAGGTCTCCGAGAATCTTTGCCCAATCCTCCCGGGCTTCTTTCATAGACTATGCTAACCCTCGCTTAAACGAAGTCAAAGTCGTCCCTGGTGATGATATTCAAAAAGCGATAGACGCGGTGGCTTCTCAGGGCGGGGGACACATCTTGCTTGGAGCGGCCACTTATAAGCTCTCAGACAACTTAATAATCCCATCCAAAGTCATGCTGTCCGGAGCGGGCTTAAATTCCACTATCTTGGATTTTAATTCCACCTCGGCCAACATCCAAGTCCTAGGCACTTTAAAAACTTCAGCCGGCACAATCAGTGTCAATAACAATTCCCAATCTGTCACTGGTTCATCCACTTCCTTTACTTCCGCCTCTGTGGGAGACCAGATAATGCTAAACGGCGCTTGGTATCCAATTGCGGTCATTACTAATGACACTTCCTTAACTTTAGCTATCCCTTACGGGGACACAGATATTTCCGGCGGTGCTACTTTAATTGCATCTGTAGTCAATGATGTCGCTATTCGGGACTTAACCATCCAATCATCTACTTCAGACTTGATTGTCGGGCAGTACTTTAAGAACTTTTATATTGAAAATTGCGCTCTCACTAGCGGCTCTAGCGCAGGTTTGGATTTAGACGACTCGGCCAACCTTACCCTTAGGAACTGCCAGTTTGCCGCCCAAATCGGCAACTCCTTGGAGATGAACAATGTCCATTACTCAGAAGTCTTAACTGTCGGGTTAATTGATTCCTTAGGCGGTTCAGGAGCGGTGCTTAACACAGTTACCAATTCAGTTTTCAGGAATGTTTATATCCTAAATCCAGCCTCAGACGGGTTTAACCTTACTTCTTGTGCGGACATGGCTTTGGATACTTGTGCCATTATTTCGGCTGGAGGGCAGGGGATAGAGCTTGTCTCTGGCAATGACAATATTTTCATTGACCTTTGTAAGGTAGATTCCTGCACTTCTGACGGCATCAAGTTTACGGCTACTTCTGACAATTCTAAGGTGACTAATTCCACCATTTCTTCAAACGGCGGATATGGGGTAAATATTGCCGCTTCTACTTGCGACAATAACGCTGTAGTGGGCAGTATCTTTTCTTCCAACACCTCAGGGGCAATTTCTGATTCTGGTACCAATACGACAATTTCTGCCAACCAGCCAGAGACTATTAATAAACCCCGCACAGTCATGAATTTTCAGGCTGGTGAGAACTTAACAGCCGGTGATGCGGTTTACATTTCTCGTATCGCCAATACCCATGCCATTGATTTGGAATCTGGTTCCTCGCAATATCTGTCACGAACTGACTCTTCAGATTTAAGGTTGCTCAATAATTGGACTGTCGAGTGTTGGATAAGGCTTGAGACCCTAGCATCCGTTTTGGGTTATTCTCCTTCAATTATGGCTAAGGAAAGTGCAGGGGCAGGCTGGAATTTGCGTATCGGTGGCGATAATGACCGTATTGACTGGGTAGCCAATGACACCACTCGATACCAAGGCACAACCGTTTTAACCACAGGCACTTATTACCATGTGGCCATCACTTACAACGGCACGACTATTAAAGTTTTTCTTAACGGCACCGAAGAACTATCTACGGCATACGGCGGGCACTCTACTTCTACGGCAGCGTTGAATATCGGCCGCTCTGCCTTGGCGACCACTCGGTTTTTTGACGGCTTGATTGATGATGTGCGTATTTGGTCTGTCGCCAGAACTGAAGCAGAAATTGATGCCAATATGAACACTGAACTGGCCGGCTCAGAAACAGGCTTGATTGCTTACTGGAAACTAAACAACGCCTATACAGATTCCGGACCAAATGGTTATACCTTAACCGATAACGGTTCACCTTCTTTTTCAACGACTTTACCCTTTACAGACGGACCTACCGGTACGATTGAAGCCCGCAAGACTTCAGCTTCAGCTTCGAGTACAGCCAATGGGTTTATGGGTTTTGTCCAAACGACCACGACTTCTGGAAACCAAGCACCGGTGATTATCTCTGGAATTGCCACTGGCCTTTCAGGGCTTTCCGTGGGTAGACAATATTATCTTTCAAATACTTCAGGTGCTATCTCTACAACCGCCGGGTCTGTAACCCGTAAAGTCGGGATAGCCGTTTCATCAACAGAATTAAACATTACAAATATATGGTAAATTTAGGCGATTTAATAAGTGAATTTTTAGTCAGGAACCAGTCCTCAACGACTGCTGGTTTTTACACTGACTCCAATCTAACAGAATGGGCAGACCAAGCCCATAAGTGGGCAGCCGGCTACAAGAAGTGGCCGTTTACTGAAGGTCGGGTCAGTACAACCTACGCTTCACTTTCCACAAACGAAGACGGACTCTTAGTCGGCGCTTATCCGGAAGGCTGGAAGCCTGATTCAATCAGGAAGCTTCGTATAGATGGCAAGAATGTGGAGAAAAAGGAATTTAACAAATTCCTAGACTTCATTGAGGAAAACCCAGGTGATGATGAGAGAATATTTTCTGATTACGGACTCCAGTATTTCATTAACCCCCAGATAGACCTCACTGGCACAGTCACGGTTTGGGGACAATATACGCCAGGGACCTTTGATGCCACCGACCCGACTACAAATACAGTCTTTGCCGCCGTTGAAGAACTTAACGAAGCGATAGTTGAAAAGATGATGTCTTATGCCAAGAAGCGTGAAAAAGACAAAGCCGGTATGCAATTGCACAACCAAGAAGCAAACCGCATCCTAGACGAAGCCTGGCAGAGAATCCTAGACGAACAGCACGCCTACCAGATACCAGACGGAGACCCAGGGATGTGGGAACGCTTTGATGTCTTAGATGGCAACGCTTATTCAGACCAAATTAAAAGAGACCAATTTTAAATATGGCCCAATATAACTTATACAATCCCGCTTTCGGGAATGTCCCACAACAACAAGTAAACTTTCCAGTCCCTGATGAAGGCGAAATCTTTCGCTCTGATTTGGGTTACTCAGGAAACCTGGCTTATCGGCAGGGGAACCAAGTCTATGCCCTAGACCCAGAAGATTACGCCACTAAGTTTAATTTATCTGGCTTTTCAGACAACAACCAAAGGACTAATGCCGTTATCCAGCACCTTGCTCAAGCTCAAGGCTTGGATTTTTCAGGATTAAAATCCTATAACTCGGCAGACCTGACTCAAGCTTTTGGTAGGGGAACAAATAATCAAGGCTATTCTAAAGTTTCTGATTATTCTATTTTTAAGACTTTAACCAAACAAGCCACCCCTGATGTTTATTCCTACCCCGAAGGACAAGGCCGAGTAACATCCAACACTCCGCCGGCCAATACTAATTTCCAGCCAGTCCAGGCCAACCCTAATGCCAATTATGTCGAACAGCAAGTCCAGCAATCTCAAGGACTACAGCAACAAGGCGTGATGGACCAGCAAGGCAATGTCCCGAATAAATTCATTGAAGTCAAACCTGATGGCACAGTAACTGTAAACCCACAAGGCGGAAATTATGAGCAACAGCAAGCCCAGCAACAATCCACTAATAGCGTACAAACTATGGGTCAAGACACTAGCGGTGGGGATATGGAATACCTGAGCTTAGCTTACTCAGCCCGACCAGACTTACAGGCTTTATACAATCCAGACGGAACAGCGAGAGACATTAACGACCCCCGTGTGGCCGGTATCCCGACCTTAGTTGACTGGGCCAGAGTCTGGGGTTCACAACAAGACCCGAAACTTGCTTCCTTTGCCACTCCACCTTCTACTGGTTCAACTGGCTCACAAAATAGCCAAAGTAGTGGTTCAACCAATCAGGCCCAAACTACTGCGGCTTCTAATAATGGTTCTACTGGTGCTGGCGGAGTGGTCCCTCAGACCCAAAGCCCGGTAAACTCTTTTTCCCAAAAATACCAAGAGATAATTACCTCCATGGGTCTGACGGATATTAAAAATCGAATCCTTGAGACTAATAAGGAAATAGAAAAGATAGACAACAAGAAAGCCGAAGAGTTGCGAGAGATAAATGATAACCCTTTTCTTTCAAATGCCGCCAAAATAAAAAAGATGGCTTCCAAGGAACAAGAATATGAAAAGAAAAAGGAATCATTTGTAGCTCGAAAGAAACTGGATGAAGCTTTGTACGCAGAGGGTAGGGAAGATGCCCGATTTATCGCTTCCCAGCAGTGGCAATTAGACGAGACCCTAATGTTAAGAGCGATGGATACGGCAGAAGAGAAGGTGGATGCTGCCATTAAATTCGCTATAGATAACAATGTTACCCAGCCTTTCTATAAACTAGGCAATACCATGTACCGTACGGCTGACCGAAAGCTTTATAAAACCCCAGAGGAATTCTTTAAAGATGGTGGCGCTCGTGACTTTAAATCAAATGTTACTGATTTAGATGCTTTAGCAGGTGGTGGTGGAGATGAAGTAGAGCTTGATACTTTCACCAATGCTTCAGGCCAAAGGGTGAGTGTGATGTATAACAAACAAACTAAACAAACCAGAGAAGTAATCCATGGTTCAGCCCAAGATAAAGTAAGTTTTCAGAGGTCATCTTTATATGATGCCAATGGTAACCAGGTAGGTTTTCAAGTATTTAATCCCCGCACCGGTGTGTCATTTTACACAGACCATCAAGGCAATAAGATTAATTTTCCGACAGGTGGCAGAGTGGGTGGTATTTCTTCAGACTTTACAGACGATAGTATTGAATCAGAAATTGACGCTATTTTAGGCGATGGCTAATTTATTTGACCCAAATCGAATATTACAAGGACCGAGCGGGTTTGCAGGTACAACTAAAAGCCAACCCTCGACTTTGCCTGTGGCTCAAAATAAGACTTCAACATCAACTACTAGAAAACAGGCTCAATTACAAAGAGTTAGGACTGTGGTTAATAACCCACCGCCCCAACTTCCAAAATCTGAAGCAAGCTATTGGAAAAAAGTGGAAGAAACCCATAAACAAGTCTTAAATGAAACTGGTTTTGCCACAGGAAATATGCTTAATGCTCGTTCAACCACACCTTTTGACGATGGTAGTTTTAGCTATTCAACCCTTCCTAAAGTAGTTCGTGAAGTTTTAATAAGAACTCCGGCTCGAGTTGGTTTAGATTTTTATAATGTCGTAAATCCCAAGAATCAGATATTTGAAAAAAGCTTAGTAGACCCGACTGCTCCGAAATGGGAACAGGATATTGCTAATGTTTTGTTTGGTAAAGACCCAATTAAGTCTTTATCTATGGAAATTGCTGAAAGAGAACTATCCGGACAATCTACCCCAAGAGCTATCTTTACTACTGCAAGTTTAGCGGCCTTAGACTTCACTGGTTTGGGCGGTGCTAAGGGAGCAATTAAAGCGTTGAAGGGTATAAAGACAGAGGGGGAGGCTTTTTTAATACTTAAACAAATGGGCGTGGCGGATGATATTGCTGAAGCCTATAGTAAAACATTTGCTCAATTAGATGATGAGAAAGCTATCCAAAAAGCCATTAAGACAATGGAAGAGCTTCAAAGGACTACGACTAATCCTCAAGTCTTTAAGGGTTTCCCCGACCTCACCACTAAAGTCCTAGAAAAGCTAAAAGGACGCTCTCAAGTCTCTAAACAATTTATTTCAGATTTAACTAACTCTCCAGACCTTAAACAAGCAGAAAGGAATTTAATAAGGCGTGCCTTACAGGATGAAGGCGAGACTGTAGATATTCCTAAGTTTGCTAATAAGGTAAAGACAGAGTTGTTGCCGTTGAAAAGAGAACCTTTACCTGATGCTAGATATGAGAATATCTCACTACCTGAAGATTTAAGAGGGTCAGTGGCAAATTATCAAGAACATATGTACGACAGTCCTATTCAGACCTCGGCTGGCAGTGTTCATTTTGGCAAGGATGAAACTAACTACTTCGCCCATACCCGTATAGAGGATTTAGCAAATTATACAGGCGAAGCCTTTGGACAAAAAGGTTTACCAGCTTCTTTAGATGAAAGATTGGGTAAAACTGGTACTACCCGCCGTGTCATAGAAATCCAATCAGACCTCTTCCAGAAGGGGAGGTTAGAGAGTAGTTTATCTCAAGCTAAGGATGAGGTTGTAAGGGTTGGAAAAACAGATTGGAAGGTCGTTGTGAATAACGATGATACTTATACACTCCAAGCACAAATACCAAGAGAGAAAATGTATAAAAATGGGTTTCATAAAGAGTATACATTCATGGGTAAGAAGTATTACGGAACTGTTCCAACAGAGAAGGTTAGTCTCGCAGAAATGAAGCAAAAGTTTCCAGAACTTTACTCAAAAATATCAGCACGATTAGAAGGTGGCTTGCCAAAACTCGAACCCTACCGCAACACTTGGCACGAAAGAATAATCAGAGAAGAAATCAAACAAGCAGCTATAGATGGTAAGACTAAACTCCAATTCCCTACAGGTGAAACAGCGATGAAGATAGAGGGGTTGGGAGAAAATACCTCTTGGAGATTAAGCCAACCGCCGATAGCAAATGCTGGCCGTATTACTCCCGATAATTTAAAAGTGGGTCTTGAAATAGTAGATGAAGGTAGGCCTTATGAAGGTTGGATAATCACCGATGTTCTTGGTGATGGGAAGTTTAAGGCAGTACCGAAGAAAACTTGGGATGATATTCGACCTGATAAATTCAAGGTTGATTCAATAGACCAACACAACCTTGATATGGCAACTGAAACCTTTGACATCTCTGGTAAAGTAGACACCTCTAATCCTATTTATAGGTTCTATGAAAAAGAAGTCGGTAAGTATCTAAGTAATAAGTACCAAGCTAAAAGGATTAAGGACGCTCAAGGGGTGGAGTGGTGGGAAGTTGATATAACAAAAAACCTCGCAGGACAGCCTGTCGAGGCGTTTGGAGCAGTAGCCGGCTTTGAGATGGATGAAGAAGGAAATATTTCCTTTAACCCTGAAAAGGCGGCTTTGGGATTGGCTGGGGTAGGCGCTCTTAAAAGTAGGAAAATTAACGCTCCTGCTGGACTCCGTCAGGCAGATTCAGCACCCTCTCTTCTGGGGAGCCGTTCAAAAGCCACAGCACAAAACCCGTTAGAATCACCAAAATCACCACTGTCCAGTAAAAGTAGTGCCACAGGCCCTTCTTCTCGTATTGGGGATTTAGATAAGTCATCAGTTGCTAAAAGAATATCTAGTTTTATTGATAATGTAAATACTAAAGTTTTGAAGGTTGTCCAAGATGAGGCTGTTAAGGTAAGGAAATTGGTTGCCCGAAAAGATTTGAAAATAACCGATAAATCCGACCCTTATCTTAAAGCAACCCTTTACCACGGCCGAGCTTCTACCAAGATAGAAGAATCCAAAAAGCAGATAGAAGCCATTTTCAAAGAAGCTAAATCTGCCAAGGTAAGCAGGAAGGAAATCTCTGACTATCTTTATTACCGCCATGCTCCGGAGAGAAATTTAAGCTTGGGCGAGAAGGCAGCTGGTATCACTAGCAAGGAAGCAGAAGAAGCCTTTAAAGCTTTAAAGCCTGAAGTTAAAGAATTTGCTGAGAGATTACAGAAAATCCACAATGAGAGTTTGGAAATATTGCGTGATTCTGGGGTTATCTCAGAAGAGCTTTTTGATACTTTAAGAAAGAAATATAAAAACCATGTTCCTTTGCAGAGAATCTTTGATGAGACTGAAGATATAGGCGGAGTTTTGTCTGGTCGAGGTTTTGATGTCCGCTCTACGGGTATTAAAAAGGCAGTTGGTAGCGAGCGGGAAGTGGATGATATTGTAACCAATATTGTTACCAACTACGAACAGGCAGTTTTAAGAGCTGAAAAAAATATTGTAGACCAGGCAACCTTAGCTTTAGTTAGAGATAATAAGAAAATTTTCGGTGATACTTTCCAGATTATAAAACCCAAGGCTATTGGACAGACCTTTGACGGCAAGCCAATCTTACAAAAAACCCAAGACCCAACTATCTTGCAGATGTTTGAAAACGGCAAGCCCGTCTGGATAAAGATAGCTGATAAGCATTTAGCGGTAGCTTTGCGCGGAGTGGGCAGATGGAAGAGTAATCCCATCATGGATGCTGTTGGTTTTTTTACCCGCTTTTATGCTGGTTTACATACCCGTTTTAATCTTGAGTTTGCCCTATCTAATAAAATTAGAGACCTGCAGGAGACCGCAGTTTATCTAGCGGCTCAAAAGGAAATGGGTTTTAAGGGTGCTAGCAAAGCTATTTTAAGAGACATTAAACAGCAAAACACCTTAGCGATAATAGATTATTTGCGTGGTGCTGATACTGAGGGTGCCAGGCTCTATAAGGAAATGAGGGATTTGGGGGGAACGACAGGCGGTTTAAGTCTCTCAACCAAAAAGAGGGTAGGTTTGGATTTGAAAAAAATGGAAAAGTTGGCTAATTCCAAAACCCGCCGACTAGGACACAACCTTATTGAATATGTAGATAATTGGAACACAATTTTTGAGGACTCAACTAGGCTTTCTGTTTACAGACAAGCCCTGGAGCAGGGACTAACCAAAGAAAGAGCAGCAGCGATGGCTAAAGAAGCCTCAATCAACTTCAACAGAATGGGAACTGGTGGTCCGATGATTAATGCTTTATACATGTTCTCCAATGCCTCTATCCAAGGCACGACCAAGATGCTTCGCTCTTTAAAGAACCCCAAAGTTTTAGGGGCGACTGTCTTAACTGTAGGGGCATCTGTAGCAGCAGTTAGTGAATGGAATGATAATCTCGACCCTGAATGGCGGACTAAAGTTTCTAAATGGGACAGGTTGAATAGTTTGACGGTTTTAATCCCCACGCCTGATGGGCAGGGAGTTAAGTATATAAATATTCCAGTATCCTGGGGTATTAAGCCTATAAAAGTTATGGCCGATTATGCCTATGACGCAGTTTCCGGACAGGAATTTGACCCTAAGAAAATGGTAATAGATGCGACTGCGGCCATTTGGGATGCTTATAATCCGGTAGGTGGTACGGATTTTATTTCCGGTATTACCCCGACAATCCTCGATATACCAGTAGAAATAGGACGAAACAAAAGCTGGTCAGGTAGTCAGATAAAACCAACCAAATATGACCCCAACATGCCTGAGGACATCCGTTACTTTGATTCTTTAAAGGAAACCAAACTTGGTCAAACAACTATTTCTATTACTGAGATGTTACAAGAGAAGGGTATAGTTTCTATATCACCAGCAGATTTGAAATACGGGTTTGAACAGGCAATCGGTGGAGCCGGTCGAACAATAAGCAAGACCGTAAATACGATTACTGGTTTTGCCACAGGTCAGCCAGTCCCGATAGATGAATATCCATTCTTATCAAGATTTTATAGGGAAAGAACAGAAGAAGAAGTTAATCGCACAGGCAAGTCAGACCAATATAAGGAAATTTTAGAGCAACAGGAAAGAGATAGTAAAGAACAAAAAAACGAAGCTGAAAGCTTTTTAGACAATTTAAAAACACTTCCCAAAGAAGAACAGAAGAAACAACTCTTAGACATCGCCAAGAATGACCCCTTGTTATACGGAAAGGTTAAAGATGTTACAGAGCAGAGAAGAAAGAACGCTTTACCTCCAACTGATAGACAGTTAATTGAAATGAATATTGGTAACGGTGTCAGAGCTAAAACTATATGGGCTGAAGTTGAAAAACTTGAATCCAGAGAAGAAAAGAAAGCCTATCTTAAAGACTTGGTTAAGAAAAAGATAATTACTGATGAAGTTTGGGAACAAATCAAATATTTAGCCAAAAATAAAAAAACCTCTTCTGTTCAACCAAAAAGAGGAGGCTTTAGTTTAAATCCTTTTAAAGCCAGAACCGCCAGTGCGGCAGAAATTCGGTCTTACAAATTGGGTGAGGGTAAGGGTGATTTTGAAGTAGTTGATGGGCGAGTAGTTCCCAACAAGATTGGTAAATTTAAAAGCTCAATTATTGCCCAAGAATCAAAAGGCCGTTACAGCGCCATAGGAGCAGATACTAAACACGGTAAGGCGCTGGGTAAGTATCAGATTATTCCGAAATTCTGGTTTCATAAAATCAAGCTTAACCCTAATTCTGAAGCAGATAAACAGAAATTCTTAAAAACCCCGAAGCTTCAAGACCAATTATTCAGCATTATTTTAGACGAATCTATTACTAGATATAAAGGAAATCTTCGAAAAGTTGCTGCCGCTTATTACGGGGGAGGAGCGGGTGCAGCCGTAGTGGATACTAAAGCCGGAGATGCTCCGCAGTATGCTTGGGTTAATGGCAAGAAAGTAAAGATGCCAAGTATTAATCAATATGTCAGAGAAGTAATGAGCAGATTGTAATTATTGCGCTCGATTGCAACCAATTAGCTGGCTATTGGCATAAACTACATCACAAACTTGAACCACACCAAAAGAGAGGATAGATAAAAACCATATTGCTAGCAGAATAATCGCTAATTTAAACCAATTTTCTTTAATCCAATTCATATATTAATCATTCTACTTATCCACTAACTTGTCAAGTATGCCTAAAGAACCAATCCTAAATATTAAATTAAACGAATGGACCACTTTAAACACTAATGTCGGTGAAATGAAGGGTCTGCTTCATGGCATCCACGAACAAGTGACCAAAGCCAATGGCCGAACCGCCAGACTTGAGGAATTAGTCACTAATTTAAGGGTAAAGATAGCGGTGATAGGTGCTTCTTCTGGGGGGATAATTGCCGGGGGAGTAGAGTTGATTCAATATTTACTCACCCATTAGATGAGAGTATAATTATAGAGGTACCACTAGCCTGCAAGTACGCGAGGCGAAAGCTGAGGAAAGCAATAATCGGGGAAAACCCACGAGGTAAACCCCCGCTAGCTACCAACAACTGAATATAAAAAAGTCTTCACTTAAACAATGAGCAGACATGTCCTTCGGGGCAGTCTGCTCTTTTTTATTAAGCTCAAAACTCGGGAGGCACAGGAGGCGGGTAGCGAGATTAAGGTGCTTTATTAAGAAAAAATTATGGCTGGTACTTATTGTTGTAACGCTAAGCTTATTGTTTGCCCGGACAGCCAACTCTACTTATGAGAAAGAAATTCGACCAACTCCAATTCTGGACGGACGCGCTGATGTGGATGTACGACCGGAAACTCCTCAAACACCAGACCCAGGAAGAACTGAGGGAAATCAAGAACCGAATCTGGCAGAAGATACAAGCCGAAACACGCCAGACGAAAATAGAAAACTAGGCTACATGCTCCTCCATGCTTACGGCTGGGGAGAATACTGGTCTTGCTTTGACAAATTAGTGATGAAAGAAAGCGGGTATAACCATCTTATCTGGAACAGGGCAGGAAGCGGTGCTTATGGCATCCCTCAAGCGCTTCCAGCAACTAAGATGGCAACCCATGGGGCAGATTACATGACCAACCCCGCTACGCAGTTTGCTTGGATGTTTGATTACATCTACTACCGATATGGGAACCCCTGCAACGCCTTGAACTTTCATTATTCACACAACTGGTACTGATGATAACCACAAACACTTTAGGTTTAGAAATAATATTAATCAATTAGTATGCAGCTAATAGACGATGCTGTGGCGATGGGCTTAATCATCGCTTTAGTGGAGGTAGCCAAAGTTTTGGGACTACCTACACGTTTTGCGCCTGTTCTTTCTCTGGCACTTGGTATCGGCGCAGCTTTTATCTGGGTTTTGACCGGTTGGCAGGACGCTTTAGTTACAGGGTTACTTTGGGGTCTTACCGCCTCAGGTCTGTACTCAGGCACCCGGGCAACTGTTTCAAAATAATTCGTAGGAGGAACCCGTTAGAAAGGAGCAGGGGATGAAGCGCTATGTTATCACCTCGGCACAAGCCTGCGCTTTACCTCATTTGCACTTTTGGAATGGGTTAAAGCGCTACGCCAAGAAAATGAAGGCCGAAATTATCGTCCTTCCGATGATTGGCAAGAAAGGGACGGATGAAGATTGGACACTAATCCATCCAGCGTTCAAGGAGTACGTTTCGTACGGAAAAAGGACGCTGAACTCGAACATCAAAATCGAGCAGTTTCATGTCCGTCCACAGCAAATGGACCCAATTACCTCTCTAAAGCGCTTCGCGCAAAGAGGTACCACCTTGGTCTTTGCCTCGCCAAAACAGAGGCTAAGCCCAATCGCACATTCAAATCAAAAATATCCGAAATTCCTCATCACCACGGGAGCGGTGACACTGCCAAACTACGCCACTTCGGACGACTCCTCGGCAGAACGGAGAAGGCTCGGGGACATTGCCCGCAGAGACCATGTGTTTGGCGCTCTAATCGTAGAAGTCGTTAATGACGAGATGTTTCATTTCCGTCATATCCGTGCCAACACGGACGGCGACTTCGTGGATTTAGGCATCCGCTACTCGGAAAATGGTGAGAAGAAATCAGCGCTTGAGGCCATGGTCTTAGGCGACTGGCACAACGGCCAGACTGATGATGTTGTCAGAAAAGTCACATACCAAATGATTAAGGAATTAAACCCTCAACGCTTGGTGTTGCATGACTTTTTTGACGGCCACTCAGTCAACCATCACACCGAAAAGAAGTTAATCAGGGAAAAACTGATTCACATGGTGGACAACGGCTTTCATCTCTTGGATGTCGAACTCAAACAAGGGTATGACCAGTTGATGGAGTTTAACGAACTGATGAAAGGGAAACCTATCATTGTTGTTTTCTCCAACCACCACGCTTTCCTGCACCGCTATCTGGATGAAGGCAGGTTCTATAAAGACTTGTCTAACTTCCGAACAGCGACCGAACTTGTTCGCTACATGTCCGACAAGGACTATAACGACCCGGTTTATGCAGGCTTCAGGAAGTTTGGCCGCATCCCGCGTAACATCAAATTCCTTCGGGAAGATGAAGATTACAAGGTTCGCGGCTACCAACTCGGCTCTCACGGCGACAAGGGACTGGACGGGGGTTACGGCTCCCTCCAGAGCAAGGAAGACGACTGGGGTAAATCCATTACTGGGCATGTTCACAAAGCCCAGATGATAAGGAATACCTATACGGTCGGCACTTCTTTGAAGCGCAACATGTTTTACATGCGAGGCTACCCTTCGGCCTGGACCCACTCCCACGCTCTTTTGTGGGACAACGGTTCAGTCCAGCTTGTCCATATCATCGAGGATGAATGGAGGGGCTAATGTGGTTTCGAATCTTACTTCGGATTCCCGCCGTGCTACTTGCAATAGTTGGCACAATTTTCCTCACAGTGGGGGTGGCCTTGTGGCTGCCCTCACTCATCCTTCCACCTATAAAAGGGAGATGGGGTTATGTATTGGCAAGAATTTACCTTACCTCCCTATTCGGCAACGCTGTTCGTGGTCGTAGGGAAGGTAACAGGACAGGAACTTTTCGACTTCGTTAAGAAAAGATACGAAGTCGAAATCCCGAAGCTGAAAAAGGAAGCGGCTGATACTGGCAACCGAGGCTGTTGCAACGCCAAAGGTTATTTAGTGGTTGTCTGGCTCTATTCCAGAGACCCCGCCACTATCGCCCACGAAGCCCTTCATGCGGTAGTTTGTGTCGCCAAGTCCGCAGGCTTTTACCCGATTTCTCATTCCAATGAAGAAGCCTGGGCTTACCTTATAGATTCGATTGTCGGAAAAATTACCACCTGGAGGGACTAATGTACCGAAGAATGATTGTCTTGCTGGCACTTTTAGCACTCGCTTGCGTGGCAGGCTTGGTGCTCTCTTGTGCCTCAATTCCTACTCGGAATACCGACAAGGGTGACACGGTGTTAGTTGAGAATCAAACTCTCGACCAGCTCAAGATTTACTCCCGTGGCTTTAAGCTCGGACAAGTCGAACCTGGAAAAACAGGTTGCTTCTACCTTCCTTCCTATAACCGCCTCTCGCTTGTGGCAGTCACAGTTATCGGTGGGACAATCACAGTTTCACCCAGGGTTGATTACGGTTCGTGGAAATGGACGATTTCAAATTTCGACCTGACCACCAAAGTCGCCAACAACCTAATGGACACTGACCCCTGCAAGTGAGGATAAGATGAGAAACGACCGCTCGCCCGATATTCGGGCAAACCAGCGTCCCAATGACCGCTTCTGGCAGACATTCGGGAAATCTATGATTGGGTATTTGGCGTGGGGTTTGCTGACGGCCTTAATGGTCGGTTGTGCAACAACTCCCGAAAGTGAAGTTATACCCGTTGTTCCTGACGTGCCTGTTTATGTGGTCAATATGCGGGATTATTTTCCCAATATACCCCACGGCCAAGTACCCAGGGCAGCCACAGGCTGTGATTCGGCCAATGTGCCTCGAATCTTTGTTGATTCGTTCCAGGTTGGCAAACCCGATTATTCAAGGCTGATGGTTCATGAACGCACCCATGTCCGCCAAGTCTACGCTTCGGGCGGGGATTGCACGGCTTTCATGGCCCGCTATAAAGCCGACCCTGAATTTCGCTTCAGGATGGAAGTCGAGGCTGAATGCGCAGCCGTTGCTTCTGAGAACTTATCAATTGAGAAGTTCAATGAAGAACTGGCCTGGATGATTACCTTTACCCTTCAGCGACCTGACCTTTTCGGGTCAATGCTCCCTGAAGCCGTCACAGCTTACATCACCCGTATTTGCCAGAAGGCACGAAGTCGAACATCCTAGGAGGTTCTATGGGCCACATTATCCTGCCTGAAGGTCTGGAACTGTGGCTTTGTCCAAACGAAAAGAACCACAAGGACCAAGACCGAGTTTTCTTCAGAAGCAAAGACAAGAAAAAGAAGGTTTCGTACTATGTCGTTCGGGTGGTTTGGAAAACAGACGGGCAAGAATATCACCTGCTCGACTGCCCGATGGCGATGGCTCTGGGATTGTTCTACTCAATGAGAAGGGATAACCCCACCACTGTCGTTCCGATTTTCTACGTCAACTGCGCCAAGTGTGAAGGCTTTGATTTCGCCCATATCTGGCGCAAGAAGTTCCGTCAAAAACCATATGAGCTGGAGTGATTATGAGGATATTTCTGGCCTGTAACGACCGTGACCTTGTTCCCATTTATACCAAATATATCTGGGAAATGGGTGCACAGTGCACAACCGAAGAACCAGACCACTGCGATGCGCTCTTTTTGGGCGCAGGTTGGCAGAAAGATAGGGTCTGTGTAGTGACCAAGGGGTATTTTTCCACCAAGTATCCTACCCGTCCGATTTTCTTTGACATTCCCACTCTTCGTGATTGGGTCTGGCATGAAAGGGAACGCCGTTCTCTAGAGGATTTTCGGACGACCAAACAGGGTGAACAAACGGAGCTGCCGTTATGAACACCTAATCGGGGGAGTATCTAAGGATACTCCTCCCCTTACTAAAGAGCCTGAAAAATCGGACTTTGTAGTAAGGAAAAAATTATGCAATCAAATATACCAGTACCAAATTTATTAGACCCACAAACACCAGGACATCCTGTGGTTACTCAAAAGTTTGCAGGCAAGGCTGTAGATTACTCTAAATACGGAATAATCGCTCACAACGGTTTAGATATTGCCTTTAAGGAAGGCACGCCCATTTATTCAGTCGAAGATGCAAGGGTTGAATTTACAGGCTATGAAGTAAATGGGGCAGGGAACTTTGTCTATACCCGCACTCCAACCCTCACCGGTTTTGATGAGCGGGCTTACTTTCATTTAAAGGAGATAAAGGTAAAGGCAGGAGATATGGTTAAGCGGGGAGACTTGCTCGGGACAATGGGTTCAACCGGCAACTCCACTGGACCGCATTTACACTATGGACTTCGAAAGGTTGATAAAAACGGTTTTGTATTAAATAGGGACAATGGCTATGGAGGTTACATTGACCCTTGGAATGATGTATTTAGAGTTATGAACAAAGGATTTGCACTATCTAAAGACGGTAAGACAGCGATGTTTTGGATGTATATAGGTGACCCAAGCGAACTAAAGGCTTTGGGTAAGATTACAGGTGTGGATGTACCGCTTAAAACAGATGGCACACCTGATTGGTCTAAAATCACCCTACCACCGTCATCAGAAATCTAGTCTTGACAATCCCTATTTATAGGGTATAATTCAGTACAATTTAATCATTAACCATCGCCCTATAAAGGGGGTTTACTACCGATGGTTTATAATTTATGTAACCCGTCTTCAGTGTAGTAACTGGAGGCGGGCCTTTTAATATGCGCCTCAAAGAAGCCATTGACGAGTTTTCAAAGCTTCGCCGGTATGAGATAACCACCTATACCAACAAGGGACATGACACAACCCTGCGGTATTTTGCTATGTATATGGAAAACTGCGATGTGGAAGAAGTGAGGCCATCTGACGTTTCAGATTACTTCGAGACCCTTGAGAAATTAGGCTGGGATAGGCGGGCGTTTGTCACTAAGGTTAATGGCTTTAGGAAGTTCTTTAGATTCCTAAGACTACAAAATTACAAAGTCTTCCATGAGGATTTAATCCCAGTACCCCGCAAGGTATTTGTCATGCCCCGGACAATTACCCTAGAGGAACACTGCAAAATCCTCTCAGTTATCCCTCAAAACCAAGACCCAAGGCACCTTAAAAATAGGGCCATCCTGATGCTTTTATGGGACACGGGATGTCGCATAGGCGAGATATTAGATTTGGATATAGACGACTTAAAAAACAGGCAGGCCATTATCAAGACTAAAAAGAGCAGGGGATTCAAACCAATCAGACAGATATTTTGGACAAAGGATACCCAAAGGGAAATAGACAGGTGGCTACAAAGAAGAAAGAAATTAAAGTACGGGCAAGATGAGAAAGCTTTATTTATTGGCGCATCCGGGGGTTTCTGTGGACGGAGATTCACGCCAACCGGCATGGCTCACTCTCTACGGGCTTATTCCAAAAAAGCAGGTATCTTTCCTTTTATTCACTGTCACATGTACCGCCATGCCTATGGCAGGGCTTTGGCTCGCAAAGGGGTAAACAATGGCGTTATAAGTGATTTAATGGGGCATTCTAATATCAATAGCTCAAGGATTTACACCACATTAGAAGGGACTGATTTAAAGAAAGAATGGGCGAAGGTTAGGGGATAAACTCTATTGACTGTGTCGGCAAGTGGTGTACAATAATGATATGCCAAAACCGACTAGAGATATAGAACGAATTTTAGAGGTGGTGGAACTTATCCACCATCAGGGTTTGTCATATAGGCAAGCTCAGAGTAGAATGAAGAAAACCGCATCCGGCAAGCTAGTAGACTTAAAAACCATGACTCGTTACTGGAAATATGCTAAAGAAATGAATCTGGTTCGTGTCGGCAAGTTATCCACAAGAAAATCAAAACAGGCTCTTGACAGTGTAGGCTAGTAGGTGTAAGATATAAATATAGGAGCTGTCGCCAGAGATTACGTCAAAGGCTTAGTCGGAAGATTCTAGATTAGCCTAACCGTGAATATCACGCATGGCACATTCCGAGAGTAGTGAAGGTTTACGACCTTTGGATAGCTCCTCTTTAAAAACTTATTGCGATTTAAAGCGAGAAATAAGTCTGTCATTGTTTTTGAACAATCTCAACTAGAGTAGTTCTTCAAACAAAGACCTTACGAAATCAGTGGTCCTATTAGTCTGGGTGTTATCCTTAAGAAGAGGCACCTGGGCTATTAAAACCACTGATACGAAACCTCGCTATAAAAAGCGGGGTTTTTTAATTAAGAAAATATATGAGTCTATTTATACAACGCAGTCCGCAAGAGACTGCCATCAAAAGCGACTATCTTCTTTCCAAGATAGCCGAATGGAAACGGGAAAAGACCCGAATCCTTGAGCAGACCAAAGTGGGACACCTGAACCCAATCAAGATTCAAGAGCTACAAAAGCAATTAGAAAAGGCCGATGAAATGATTAAGCTCTACGAGGAGATGCCATTCTAATGCCAGAGTTTGACCCGGAGGTTTGGTACGACAAATTGGAGTCGGAACATTATCAGGAATGTGAGGATTCAGATTACCCGTTCTGTATCTGCGCCCAAATAGAGATAAGGGATTTCAAAGTCGAAATTAACCGGAAGGTAAAAGCATGAAAAATTTAGAAGATTTAAAAACACGTATTGATGAAATTCCTTTTTGGAAGGAAGACGACAAGAGATTGATAAAAAATTTTTGTAACCTGGCGCATCAGATGGGAGAGTCTAAAGGTCTTGATTATGCAGAAGAAGCGGTTAATAAAATTTTAAGTAAAACAGTATGAGCAAAGTACTAATACAAAGCATAGTAACGAGCGAAAACATCACCACCAAAGACGGCAAGAACTTAACTAAAGTGGTCTTTATGGGAACGGTTGATAACCAAGCCCCGCAGATAATGGAAACCTTTGCCAAAGTAGATGTCGGACAGACCTACGAGGGTGATGTGATAGAGAAGGAATTTGCCGGGAAGAAAGTTTTGCAGTTTAAGAAGTTAAAAACTGGCAACGGGTTTAGTAGAACTACCCCGGAAGACAGGACTTCGATTGAGAGACAGCAGGCTTTAATTTGTGCCACTAATTTTGCGGTAGCGAAAGTACAGGGCGGAGAAAGTATAGACAGTGAAAAGCTGTTGAAAGTCGCCGATAGGTTCCATAAGTGGATTGCCAACAAGCATGATTCAAGCAATGAGCCGCCTTTCGGAGATATGGATGTAATAACGGCAGATGATATTAATTTTTAAAAGGTCGCAATTAAAAAAGGAAAAGATATGAAAGTAATTGGAAAAAAAGAGTACGAAAGCCTTAACTTCAAAAACAGGTTTGGTGACAAGGCCAACAGATTTGCTCCGTTTGAAGTAGCCATCAAGTCGCTGGCTTTAGATGAAGCAGTAGTAATTGAGAAAAGTGAATGGCCTTATAGAGTGACGGTTTCAACTGCGATGTACCAGAAGTTAAACGGTTCCCGAAAGAATTATGTCACTCGAACCCTAGCTGATGATTCAGGGTGGGTAGTAAAGAGAGTTCGATAGTTTAGCTAGTGTTTCCTTCTCTCATAGCCACTGGCATATGGGAGGAGGTGACGACCAGTTAAATGGTCTGGGTTTTTTCGTAAATTACCCATTGTTTATTCCCCTGATTGAGAGGACTTCCTTAGCTCTTAATCGGGGGTAATAAAAATTTTGTTTTAAGGTTTGGTCCGATAGGTAGCTATAAGGTTTTTAGGCAATCCCTTATCAGCAAAACCGGACCAATCTTTAGAGCAAAATAATCTTTTCGCCTAAATGCTTATCAAAATAAACGAAAACACCCCTAATGAAAGAGTTATCGGGGAACTTGTCGGAAACACATTTAAAAAGAAAGTAAAAAAGAGTTTTCACCTTTTCCGGAAATTGGACGCTTGGGGAATAGACGGCCGGTATTTTCGAGATGTCTTACTTCCCAATAACTACACCATCCACGTCCACGATACCGAGGACAACCGCATTTACATCACCACTGCCGAACAGATAGATAAAAACGGCCAATATTATCACTTTAAAAAAGAGGAAGACCACAAAGCCCAAATTTTTCTTCCCCGCCGGTATTGGCAGACCGCAGATTTGACCTACTAGTATTTCAGCATTTACGACAATTCAATAAATAGGAGCTATCAGTGCATCTCCTAAAAAACTTGGACTGACCCCTTTAGTGAACAGACGACATTTCCCGCTCTGCCTGACTACTCGGCAACGGGAGACCTCACTTGTTCATTAAAGAAACTTGGCGATTTTGGAACCAGACAAAAATTCAGGCTCTAGGCAGGCTAACCTGACTGTTTACCAAAATTTTGCCCAATTTATTGATTAATTAAGAACTTTTTTAACTCCCATATGAGGGATAAAAGAGTAGTTAAATTGGGAGTTATCCACAGGATATACACACATAGGATAAGGAGGCTCAATGGAACACTGCCGCTACTGCAAAAAGGAGTTCACGCCTGATTGTAAGTTCCAGTCAAAGTTTCAAATCTGCTCTATCTGTATCGAAACTCTTTTAGAGAGACTGATGGCGGTCAAGCCCTTGTCATAAGGGCTATCTCAAAAATTAAAGGTTAAAAGCCAATGAATATAACAATTAGGGATTTAGTAAAAGTTGTGAAATGGGAGGAGGTAGAACGAGCTATTAGATATTTTTATCCGACAGACAAAAATCGTTATAAAAGCGTTTTTGAATACTTGCAAAAAGTTAGGAAAAGAAAAGCTAGTGATGAAAAGTTGCAGATTAAGGTTTACGGTTGGTTGGTGGATGAGCCTTTAGGGGAGGCAGTTGATAACAGGGGATATGCAATAGCCACAGATAAATATTCGTTGTCTTTTAGAAAATGGTCGGAACTAGCAAATCTCCCCATAAGCCAAGATACTTTAGACCACTATATGTTTGAAGAAATTGTTGCTCACTTTATTTGGGAAATTACTTTTTATGGTAATGAAACTCAAGCCAAAGAGACTAAAAAAGAGATTATGGGTCGGTTAAAAGAATTTAAACAATCAGTTAATCACCAAAAGTAGTGGGTTGAAGTGAGGGTAAAATCGTGGGGTTCTGCCGAATACAACGAATAAGGCAGTACGCTCAAAAGGCCTAATTTCAGACTTCCGTGATTTTACTCTTCTCCCCAACCCATTACTTAAATAAAGAGAATAAAAATATGGAAATTGGAGAAAATCTTGCAGGAGTCTTGACTATACTAATCATTTTTGGGAGTTTCGCTTTTCTTATGTGGAACTTAAACAGAGATTAAACCCCCTTTAATTAACTTACATAGAAGAAGAAATGGAAAAACAAAAGAAATGTGTGGTCTGTAATAAGCCTGCCAAATACAAATACTGCTCAGAAGACTGCCGGGAATTTGCCTCAAGGCTGGTAAACGAACTCCAGGATAAGCAGTTAGAGATACTTTTTTATCAAAATCATAAACAAAGAATGAATGGTTTGGTATCAAAGAAAAGCTAATAAATATGGCAACAAAAAAACAGTCTTTGAAGGACGAAAATATGATAGTCAACTGGAATCGGCTGTTGCCCAAGAGATTGTTTTACTTAAAAGAACTGGAACGATTAATAAGGTTGAACCCCAGAAAACCTTTACTCTTTACGGTCGTGGAGGCTCAAAAATCTGTGGTCATAGGGTTGATTTCCTTCTTACCTTTACCGATGGTCATCAAGAAGCGTGGGAGGCGAAAGGTTTTGCCACTGAAATCTGGAGACTTAAAAGGAAACTCTTTGAAGACAACTACCCGGAAATAACCTATGTCGTCATTACCGCTAAATCAAATTATTTTTCACGAATAAAGAAATGAAAAACTACGAGAAAACAGCAAAACAAATTAGAAAGACAGTCTTAGAGATGCTTTTCAAAGCCCAGACTTCGCACATCGGGTCTAATTTTTCCTGCGTAGATTTGCTGACTGTCCTTTACGACAAGGCTGATTTTAAAAAAGATAAGCTGGTGGTTTCAAAAGGTTGGGTGGCGGCGACCATCTATGCACTGGGAGTTAAGCACGGATTAATGCCAAAAGAAGCAATCGAAACTTACTGTGACGGCAAGTCTAAATATATCGGTCTAGTTGAACCCCTTGGATATTGGGGCTGTGAATTTGCCGGCGGGAGCATGGGCTATGGCCTACCAGCCGGAGTCGGTTACGCTCTTGGAAAGAAGCTTCGGGGCGAAAAGGGAACAGTTTATGTCCTGATGTCAGACGGGGAACAAGCCATCGGTACGACTTGGGAAGCAGCCGCTTTAGCTAGTCATCATGGTTTAGATAACTTGGTGGTAATTGTCGACAGAAACGGCCATCAGGCCATGGGTAAGACTGAGACGGTTTTGGATATGGATTGCCTGGGTTCTAAATGGGATGCTTTTAACTTTGATGTGATAGACGTGGACGGGCATGACTTTAAACAAATCGAAACAGCCCTTGATTACTGCGAAGGCGTGGAGCAACCGAAGGTAATTATCGCCAAGACTACCAAAGGTAAAGGCGTTTCAATTTTTGAGGACAATAATTTGTACCACTATAAACAATTAGACGAAAAAGAATATGGGCAAGCTTGTAAAGAACTTAGATAACCGAAGGCAGTTTATCAATACGCTCAACGAATTAAACGACCCGAATATCGTGGTCATTATCCCTGATGTTGGCTTCATGTATTTAGACGACCCAAAGAATAAGTTTAAAGTCCTAAACCTTGGGGTCACTGAACAAAGTGCGATGATTATCGCTGCCACTCTCGCCCTCTCTGGATTCAAGGTTTTTTACTACACCATGATTAACTTCTCGCTCTTTCGGCCAGGGGAGATGGTCAGGAATGCGCTTGTTTGCCATAACGCCCCGGTAACCCTTTTAGGGGTAAAGGGTAGTTCTTCTTACAAGTTTCTTGGGTTTTCTCACAATCTCCTGCATGAAAAGGAAGACTTTGATTTTTGCGACAATATCGGCCTGATGTGGCACAACCCCAAGAGTTTAGAGGAAGTCAAAGAAGCGGTTTTATATTCATACCATTCTAAAAACCCTAATTACATCAGACTCTAATGATTACAAACAAACGTGTATTAGTTACTGGCGGGGCAGGAAGTGTGGGAAGCGAACTTGTAAGGCAACTGGCCGCCCAGAAAAACTTTATCTTTATTCTCGATATAGATGAGACCCGGGCTTTCGACCTCCGGACAGAGCTTCGGGAAAAAGGCTTGTGGGTTGCCTCCCGTAATGGGGACATCAGGAATCAGGATACTTTATTTGATGTCTTCTCGGATTTTAAGCCGGAGATAGTCATCCACGCCGCCGCTCTAAAGCACGTCACACCTTGTGAAGAGTACCCGGAAGAAGCAGTGGCAACCAACATTAACGGCACTCTTAACTTAATCAGGGAAGCCCAGAGATGGGAATGTCTGGAAAAATTTATCTTTGTCTCAACCGACAAGGTAGTAAATGCCAAGTGTATTATGGGCATCACCAAACTTGCGGCCGAAAGCATTGTCCGAAACCGTGGCAACAGGTTTGTGGCTGTCAGGTTTGGCAATGTCGCTCATTCCCGGGGAAGTGTCCTTCAGATTTGGAAGCGCCAGTATGAGGCCGGCGAACCTTTGACCATTACTGACCCGGAAATGACCCGCTATATGATGTCTATTCCAGAGGCGTGTGAGCTTGTGCTTGAAGCTGGAGAATTGGGCAATAACGGCCAGTTGTGGATTTTAGATATGGGCAAGCCAAAAAGGATTATTGATTTGAAAAATGAGATTTATGGGGAAGACTATCCAATTAAAATCATCGGCACCCGTCCGGGGGAGACTTTGGATGAGAAGCTTATGACTTTAGATGAAGAAAAAATAGCAATTAAACAAGGAAAATTTTATGTCATCAATTAGGTTCTTTAACCCAGGGCTGGGCTATTCACAAATAAGGAAGGAAGTCTTAGGGGCAACCGACAGGGTGCTTACTAATGGCGACCTTATCTTGCGGGAAGATACAGAAAAGTTTGAAAAACATCTAGCGGATTTTTGCGGGACTAAATACGCAATCGGGCTTAACTCCTGTACTGATGCCCTTTATCTAGCCCTTCGGGGACTAGGGATTGGACCAGGGGATTTTGTCTTGGTTCCCTCCCGGACTTTTGTCGCTTCAGTTCAGGTAATCAAGCAAGTCGGGGCAGAACCTATCTTTTATGATTTAGACGGAGCCTTGCCGATAGACGAAATCCGGAACATTAAGGCGATTATCCCGGTTCATATCGAAGGTGCGTTTGATACCCACTTTGACCACATTTTAAAAATTGCCGAGAAGTACGGTTGGCATGTAATCGAGGATGCGGCTCAAGCACTAGGCGCAGTCCATAACAGCAAGAAAGCCGGTTCATTTGGAATAGCTGGCTGTTTCTCCTTTTACCCAGCCAAAATCTTAGGCGCTTATGGGGATGCTGGAGCGCTCGTTACCAATGATGAGAAAATGTACAACTACGTCAAAGATGCCCGCAACCACTTCAAGACTGATGCTCGGGATTGGGGTGTTAATTCAAGATTAGATAATTTACAGGCCGCTTATTTGAATATCAAGTTTAGGAAATTAGGCGAAACACTAGAGAGGCGAAAGCAGATAGCGGAAAAATACACCACTGAATTAGGTGGTATTTCAGGGTTGGAGCTTCCAAGACATACTGACGGTCGGGTTTGGCAGGATTACATCGTCCGGACAGAGAAAAGGGACATGCTCTACGACTACTTAAAAGAAGTCGGGGTGGAGACTATGAAGAACAATTATCCGTTCCCCGTACCTAAACTTCCCATGGCTCAGAAATACGAAGACGAGACATTGAGACTGCCT